GAACTTTATATACAAAAACTGGCTACGCAAGTTGAAACTTTTAACGAACGCTGTAAATTGCTCCTCTGTTTCTATGTCGCCAGGCAAATCTGTTTCTACTGGACCAGCCCAAATAAACATTGGGCGATGCTTGTCATCAATATAGAAAGTAGTATTGATGCTAGCTACATGCACAAAGCAATTAGCTAGATTAGAAATTCCATCTACAGTTTCAACAGTTATAGATGGGATAACAGCCGCAGCTTCACAGTCTGGTTGTTTATTTCTAATGCAAGCTGGAATTTTGTATCTATATTCATTTAAGCAGCAATTATTATAATTGCATTTTGGCTTGGTGTCGTAGTGCATAGGTCTACCACAGCAGCCACTGTTAGGTGTATTGTAGTTTCCGTTCATACTATCATTATACCTGCAATGAATAGCTAAAACAAAAAAATAAGCCCCCATATAGGGGGCTTATTGTGTTATAAAGAGGGTAATGGGCTGAGGCTTTGTGGACTTACGGGAGGTGTTGCCACCGCTTTGGCTCATTTAACAATTATGGAATTACTATATCTGTTTGCAAACAGTGCCGCTATAACACACTTCAAACATAAACCATACATCTGCGAGAGTCTCGGTAAAAGCAAGCATTTAGAAGTATAGACCAAAACACGAGAACTCTTTTAGAGGCACCCATGAGCATTAAGCTTTTTTCATAAATTTCCCAGATTTATCTCTAGGCTGTTGTTTTGATTTACTAGCTTCTTTTTTAAGCTTATCTACTTCTGAACTTATCCTATCCATTTTAATTGATAGACTAAGCAAATCATGACTTAGGCTATTTACTGCATCTACTATTTCAGACTTACGTATCATTTTTTACTTTCCTCCTCTAAGACTTTTTCGGCTTTCTCTATTTCTTTAATAGAAGATTTTCCCTCACCATTCTTAATACCTCTTCTAGAGCTTATCCTCCCGCCTTTAGCTCCTGCTATACGAGCCAATGCAGGATTCGAGGCAAACCCACCAGTGTGGCCATTACGTCCTCCCTTTGCTCCTATTTTTTGCATTAACTTATGTAATCCTTCTTCTCCGCCGTATTTTTCAAGCATTGTATGGCGCCACTTTGCTGTAGCCTCCATATCTGCCTTTGTGCCTTTTTTAGGTCTAGCCATCAAGTCTCCTTTCTTTGGTTGTTTATATATTCTTATGTTATCATTCTGGTTGAGCTATGTCAATATCTTTTTTGTTTTCGTTTTTCAATTTAGCCATCTGTGCAAAAGCTGACATCATCTGTGCTATTGCGATTACTCTGTCTGGGTCACTGTTGTAAAATTCGAATATTCCTCCGCAATGGTTAGGCTTAAGGCTAATCTTCCCATCTTCTTCTTCAATGCCAATAATTTTAGCATCATAATCTCTATCTTTTAAGTCTGAGTGATACTGATAGTTTACATCATATACAGTCTGCTTCTCCTCGATGTTTATTTGGTTCATGTTCCTCCTTTAATTTTTCATTAATTAATTTGTCTAGTTCGTCATATATTTTATCATCGAATCTGTTAACGGCCATGCGAGCGGTGTCTTGTTTGCTGCGTTCTTTCATCGCCTCTTCCCAGTCCTTCTTGTTTTTATATGGTGTGTAATATTCTTCGCCATCTATAATCAGTTTCCAATCACTCCAGTCAACCATATCTGTAATCTCTGTATAGAACTTAATGTTGTATTTGTTTATAAGTTTCTCCATTGGTTCTCTCAGTTCATCATACTTGAGATACTCTAAGAAAGTGGCGTACGCCCTTAAATCTGCCTTCGGGTTATCTTTATTATATTCGCTAATGATTTTGAAGGCATGTTCTGCACCTTGTAAGAGGAACTCTGTTGGGTACAGGGGATTGCCCTGCTTCCATAAAGTTATGGCTCTGCCTGTATGGATGCACCCTAAATGACACAATGAGCATACGCAGAATACTCTAATAAATTTTGCTGTGCCTTGAGAATAACTAATTTCGTATACCTCATGCCCATGTCTATGCCTTAAATTTTCTGGCTTTGCTCCGCATATCTCGCACGTATCATTAGCCTCTGCGTAACATGCTTTTCGCATCCTGTTCCAATTCCCGGTCCCAAGCAGGGTTCTTGGGTTCACCCCGTGCAATGGTTTTGGGATGTTCGGCATAGCAATTAGTGGACGGAGGTCGTCGTCACTTGGCGGTACCCATCCGTCCACTAATTTAACATCGTATTTTTCCATTAAAATGGAATGTCAGACAAGTCGATTTCTTCTCCCTGTTCAACCATATCGTCTTCTTTATTCTCTTTTTGTGGAGCATTATCGTGAGGCATCGCTACATTGCGGTCTTTAAATTCTGCACGAGCATAGCCTTTCTCGTCAGTATAAACTTCAATTTTTACTTCAGGTTTCTTTGCTAAGAGTTTCTTGTAGCAGGTTTCATAGCCCTTAATTATGTTTTCTTTCCCACTTTTACCTTCGGCCATCTCTACAGCTTTCTTGGCATTTTCGTCAGACGCGCCAAGCACCACCATTAAACACTTGTTGTGCCATTGTCTCCAAGCATCATTCTTAAATGATAGCCAGTGGTCAGCAGTTGGGTATTGCCCCTCTTTTGTCTCCTCAAAGTGAAACTTCATAATGACTGAGCCATTTTGCCCAACCTCTTTGATTTCTACGCCATCGCATTTCACAGTGTAATCGCCATCTGCGTAATAGTTTTTGTTCCCACCTGCTTTTTCTTGGACTTCGTCCCAGTTAATACTCATTATTTATCTCCTTTTGGCATTAATAATTTATTAATATCTACATCTGCGAGTCTTACTTCGCCTGAAAGATTTAACCTGTTCTTGGCTAAGACGTTATTGTCGCCCTCCAATACCAGATATCTTTCTCCGTCTACGTATTTCAAGTAAAATACATTGTCGACCCACTCTACAAACACATTCATAGTGTTCACATCGATTTTGGGGGCTACCCTTTCAACATCTACACCATCTGCATCCATTAAGTCTTTGCGGTCTGCATGTGCAATTAAGCAAATGCCATACCCGACCTTGTTCAAAAGAACCAATGCTGGTAATAACTTAGTCCTGATATGGTTCTCCAATACTTGTTTACCGTTCCCATACCCACCGTTAGAACGGTTAAGGGTTTCCGTTAGATTGTGCTTGTCTATGCCGGCAGCCTTTTCTATTGTCTTTCGGACTAACCAGTCGACACTGTCTATCACAATCGTGTCGTATTCTCTTTTCCCTGCTTCTGCTTTTCTGTAAAGTTCAACTAGGTCTTTATAGAACACATCTAAGTCTGTGTACTGTTCTGACCTATCGACTCCAAGGTAGTTAAGACCACCTTCGAAATCTAGGAAAAGGGGCTTACTAAGTTTTGCTGCCAGGCTAGACTTACCGACACCAGAAAGCCCATATATCATAAGCTTCGGCGCAGTTAATGCCTGGCCCTTGAGTACGTTCATACTCCTCCTTTCTAAATTGTAAGTGTAATTTTGTTATAGTTGAGATAGGCAATACATCGAAGCTATCTCATAATTATTGTACCAAATACAGCACTGAATGTCAACATAACCTAATTCGAAGGCTTGTTCTCATTATTCTGTTTATCCTTGGCCTCAGCTCTTTTCTTTCTACGGTATTCTCTTTGATATTTATTCCACTTATCTCTATTTTCCTCTACCCATCGCCTGCTTCTTTCTGCTATTTTTTCCTGCACTTCTTTATTCTCTTTGTATCTTTTCTTTCTTTTTTTAGAGATTTCATCTTTATGCTTAGACCAATACTCTTTGTTATACTGCTGATTTTTATCCGTCATTCTCTTCCCCTTCTTCCAAATCTTTCTGTATTTTCTTGTAGTCTATCTCCATTTTGCCATTTTCGCCTTCATACATTGGCATGCCTATCTCTGTGAAAAATTCATTTACACAAGCTATAGTCCCTTTGAACCCATCCATTTCACCTTTGACCCATTCTTCGTCCATTTCATATGGTGTCATTTTCTTAGACAAAACCAATGCTAAATATTCATGCAATATAGTTCTAAGTCCGATTAAAAACATCTCTGCCTCTTCTGACGTATCTGTATGGACTTTGCAAGTTGCGATGCAGAGTTTATGAAAGTCTCCTTCAGTTTCGCAAAAGTATGTATCTGCAAGTCGCTCTTCTATTTGTATATTAGGTCTAGCCATTTTCTTTCTCCTCAACTGCTCTGGCAGAAACCACTCTACCATTTTCAATTTTTAATGTTTCGTCATCGTAACATAGAACTGCGTTTATGTAACAGCTTACGTCTCCAACATTGTAACGGTTACTATTGTATTTCCCACACGCTCCACACACCCATACTTGTCCGTATGGAGCTATATCTTGCAATTTCTCTTTCATTTTTTCTCCTCATAGTTTTTTCTTAATATTTCCATCAGCTCTCTGAGATGCTTTTGACACCCAACCACCATGACATTGCCATTGCCAATCCTAACCCATGTTTGCAATGGTTCTTCTTCGCATTTTGTACAACTCATCTTTCCTCCTTCCATAGTTTATAATATTCTAGTCTTTTGTTTTTAATGTGGTTCACCACATCATCAGATAGATAATCAGCAACCGCAGATAATACTTCGTCTGCCCCATCTACGTATCCCTCTTTATACATTTCTGCTCCTCTATCGTACATTCTCCTCCTTTACTTCTATATTATTTGAAGCACACCAGACCTTCTCTGAGAACTCAGATTTTCCCTTCAGACACTTCAGAATATCTTGTTCTATCGTGCCTTCGGTCAAGAGATATCCGTACCATTGTGGGTGCTTTTGCCCTAATCTTCTAATTCTTCCACGTGCTTGGTTCGCTGTTGAATATGAATAGCATAACTCTACTGCTACCCAGTAATGCAAGAATTGTAGATTAAGAGCTTCACTTCCCGATTGCCATTGGCAGAGAACCATGTCTTTCGGACCAATCGTCTCTGCCGTTGGTATATCGTGGTGCTTGCCATCTATCCTCCATATTTTGCTAGTCTTTGGTAATGCTTTTTTAATAATGTCCTCTAGCATATCACCAGTCTTGATGAAATTATAGAAGAAGACGCAACCACTCTCTAATCCATCTACGAAGTCTTTAATCCACTGCTGTTTGTCTTTTGTAAAGCACAGTCTTCGTAGCTCTGCGCATAAGGCTCCAGCAGTATCCAAAAATTCTCCATCGGCGTTATATCGTGTTTTAAGCGTTTTAGAATAGCCATTTGGCTTCTTGAATGTAAACACTTTATGAGTTTGGCCAGGCAGCTCCGACATCACTTTATTAGTATCTGGTGCATAACTTATTTGCGCCCACATATCTCTTAATTCGTTTTCGCATCTCCAACCAATAATCTCTGGATATCCTTTATACGTTTGTATAACTGCATACTTTCCCAAGAAGTTAGTTTTATTTTTTATCAACTCACATGCTTGCATGTATGGATAAAAACTTAACCACGTATCTCCAGGCGTACCAGTAAACCCAGCCCAATCTTTGTTCTCTTTTGTGATTCGCAAAAATGCTTTTCCCATTCCAGAACTTACACCAGCTTTTGCTCTTTGAACTTCATCAAACACCACAACGTATTTCGTCACATCGTGCTGTTTTTCGTTCACCCACGCTGCGAGTTTGTGCCACGAGATTACGGAGAGAGATGATAGTGATTTTTTCAATTCTGGTGTCCACTCGTCAGCCTCATTCTCGAAATCTCCTGTTTTACTTTTGCTGGCTGTTGTTACTATGAGTAGTCTGGTCTTACCTGTTTCCTTGATTTTTTTATACGCCCAAGCTAAAGATACAGCTGTTTTTCCTGCGCCACACCCAGCGATAATAAAATGTTTACCATCCAAGAGTTGGTTTATGGAGTCTTTTTGGAACTTATATAGCTCCATTACCATCCCTTTTGCAACTCCTTTAGATGTTCACCGATTATTCCTCCTGGAACATTTTGGTAATCCCATGTGTCTACTATCTGCTCTTTAATAGTATATCCATCGTCTGCACTTTCTTGCCAATGCCATGTCGCCCATGCTCCACATATTGGACATTCTCCAACGTGCATATCATCCTCAAATTCTGTAGCTGGATGCTCACATGATATTACTACTTCAGATGGTTTGTCACCTGATACTTCTGCACAAAAGTTCCCATACTCATCTAATATTCTAAAGTCTATTCGTCTTCTACCTTTTTCTTTGCTCTCTACTGCACGCAGGCCGTATTTTTTGAGTGCTTCTTCGAATCTATTTTTCTTCCATTTTACTAATATGCTCTTTGCAGTTGGCGTGTAATTAACATTAATTTTCATCGTCCTCCTTTTGCCATAACATTACATTTCTATCCGAAAGTTCAATACACATACGATTCAAATCGTAGTAGTATTGGTTAATCTTCTCATCAGTTATATCATCTGCTGGCCTTGAATAGGTTTTATTTTCCGGTCTAAAGACCATGGCGATTTCCTCTTTTGCATTGCTTAATATCTTCCATACCATTTCTACCTGCTTTGCTTCTCGATTCTTTCTTTCTTCTTCTTCCTTATCGCTATATGCTTGGTCTACGTCAGGTGCCAATTCTTGCTTTTCATAATCTACCTTGAAACCATTTGCCTCAGCTTCTTCTATACTATGGAATCCGAGTTGTGCCGCTTGCTCTGTAAGTTCAGCATGTAATTGACTCATCCTCGACATATTATTCTCCTTTCAAAATAGTTGATATTAGTTTAATCGCTTCATTAACATCATTAATTTCAACTTCAACTGCGACATTCTCATTAGAAA